TTTTCGTTGTTTTCAGCTTTTTCCTTTTCTGAAATCATCTTACCAACGTCTTCGCTACTAAGCTCAGCAAGGTCTGAAAGCTTAATTGTCTTGGTCTGCTTGATGTCGCCATTGTCAGCAGTTTCAGTTGACGTGCTTACTTTAACACGCTGTTCAATAACGTGCTCTTGACCAGCATTTAGTTCTGGAAGGGTACCGCTACCTGCTTGTTCGGACATGCCGTCAGTGATACCGTTTACATCTTTATAGATGCGGTATACCTTTTCAAGGTCAGTAGTATCACGAATAACAATCTTACCGGACTTAATATCAGCCATGGCCTTTGCCAGTAAGTCACCCGCTACCCCGTTAAAGTCTTTAGCAATAGCTTCAACGTTAGAGTTGCCACTGCCATTAATTTTATCTAATTGGTCTTTAACACTCATAGGCGTTTAATCAGGTATTACAACCCTGATTAGTTCTTCCCCCTTTTTACTCAATCTATAATTCTTGCATATACTTCCGTTAGCGCACAAGTATACTACACTACCATTATATACCATTTTATACATATTTCGGTTAGTAGTGTAATTTCCTTGCTTTGGGTTATATGTGACTAACGGGAAGCCACACGCGACACAATAATATGTGTCTTGGAACCTATGGTCTCCCCGTTTAAATAATGTTTTATTATGTTTTAATAGGTCTCTTCTGAAAGGAACGAAGCCTATGTTCATGTATTTCATGCGGAAACCTCCTATATAATAATATAGTAAGCCATGGCAATCATGCCAAAAGCCCTGCTATATTAATCTACGAACTAGGTAAAGCATAGTGGTGGTGAGTTAATTGTGGGGAATTAACCTAGTAATGGTGCTTATATCTCAAGCGGTCATATTATACGTTACAGATTGCTCAGCCTTCATTATCGTTAGAAGCACTGGACGACAACGAAATGAATACCTATGCTTTGCACTGCTGTTTTGTATAGTCACGGCTGTATTGTGGTATAATTTATTTGAGGGTAACACACTACTACTCACATTGATTACCATTCTACTGGTCGTATCAGCGGTCGTATCTGGAATTAATGTGAATGGTGGTGTAAGTTTTGGCAGAGGAAAACAAAAGTAAGGAAGCAGAAATCCTTGCTAAACTAGACTCTATCGCAAAAAGTTTAACAGACGTTCAGCCGGCAGAATACACCAATAAGGACTTACAAGAAGTCTATGACGCTATCGAGGAGATAAGAGCAGAAGTAGATAAGCTGGAAGAAAACTACCACAAGTTAGACAAGCAAACAGAAAAGTTTATAGAAAAGCTAAATTCACTTGAAAAAGATATAGATGATTTTGAAAAGTCAGAAGGGGTTAGTGAGGAAAAGACTAAAACCTTTGTCACAGGCGTTGTTATGTCCTTAGCAACAGGTGTAATCACTTATGTATTTTCCCAGATGAAAGCTTGGTAAGGAGACTATAATGGATAAGCTAATGTATCCAGAAAATGGTAAAGAGGTCGTAATTCCTATCTTAGTTGAAGGTGAAGACGGCGTTAAGGGAACCTTGTTCCCACGTTATATTGGTGTTGGCGGTCAGGCCTATGAAAGTGCCCGTTATCGGCTTAACCTGCTAAAAGAACATTTCCATGCTGGTATGATTTCACTGCCTAAAGGGGACGTTGATGATAGCAGGGGAGACGTGGTTAGAATTAACCCACGGTTCTTGTCAGAGGCGTCAGCTCCTAAAGAAATTGATATTCCGGCAGATATTGTTGAAAAGATTAAAGAGGCAAGCTCTTTGATTGAAAAGTATAATGCTCATACAATATCAGAAGACGAGCAGGAAACATTGCGAAAGGATAAAAACACTCTTGACTTCTATTTTTCAGCGACTCGCAACTTCGCTGTTTAGAACTGGACGCTATCTAAAACAACACCCACTTGGGATTGTTGTTTTTTTAGTCATCTTGTTTTTTGCAGGATACATGTACCATGACCAAATGGTAGACCGTCACAAGGTGTATGATACTGGTAAGCTATATGAAAAGACTAAGGATACCATGTATACGATTGAAACCTATTCTTCTGGGGGTAAGCTTATCAGCACTCAGCAGGCAATGGGTATTAATGTAAGAGTTTCACAAACGGGCAATCTTTCTGGCGGAAGGAGAGCACTACTTGATACGGTTGTGGTTAAGAACGGCACAGATGAGATGCAGGTTTCTGGTTCAACGGTGGTTGCTTTTCCTACTAGCGTAAAGGATATTCTTCACAAGTCGGATTGCAATAAGACGCCAATCGTCAATGCTGTTATCAAGCATATTCCATATGACAAACGGTATGGTAGTAAGATACTCCTTGTTAAGACCTATAATGAAGAACCAATATTCTCCACTTATGGTAGAGTTGCTACTTCTTACTATTCAAATATAGATAACAGCCAAGTGTTCAGTGTAGACGGAAAGCTTATTTTCGTATTTAGGGGTGAGTTCTCAATTAGCGACACCACTATCTTTTCGGAGTAGTGGTGTTTTTTGTGTTATAATATAGGTATGAAAGAAAAAGAAATGGTAAACCACCCAGAGCATTATAATGAGCTTACGCTTGCAGGTAAGCCGGTAGAGACGATTGACCTTATCAAGACCTTTGCTAATATGCCGGGGACAACTCAATATAATGGATTTCTAATGGGTACCATTATTAAGTACCTATCTCGGTACCCCTATAAAGAGAAGCCCCTGCAAGACTTGGAAAAGGCCAAATGGTATCTGGACAAGCTGATTGAAGAGGTTAAAAATGAAACTAACTGAAAAAGAATTTAATGATTTATATAAAAAGCTTGTTGCCGATAAAGAGGAAATTCTGCCAGACCCTGCAATTTTAGGCTCTGTTATTGATGAACCAATTGACCCCGGTTATGTATCTGTGCACAATGATGAACTAACAGAAAAGTATGACAAGCTATTGAGCGCATATGGATATGACGACTTTGAGGGCATGTATCTTGCGTCAGGAGCTGTATTTGCAAAGTATGACAACAAGGTAAGCTTCCGGAACAAAGAAGCAGAAAAGGCAACCTCAAAGAACAAGGATACCAGTAAGCTTAGACTTGTACAGCGTACTGTCATGCGTAGAGGCAAGCCAACAACCCTATCATTCTATGAAGACCCAAATAAGGGTGCAAAGACAACAGCCTCTGGTGAAAACCAAAGCAAGGATAGTACAGACGAAAATCAGGAAGGTGCAGACTTTTCTGGATTTTACACTTCTGGACTAAAGTTTGGCAAACCAGATAAGGAACGCATTGCTTCCCATATGCCACCAGATAACTGGTACACTGTTGGGAGTATGACCGGTAGAATGTATGACTGCCTATACTTTGTCAATGGTACAACGTTTGACGTGGTAGCAGGGGTTAAGAAGAAGGGCAATTTATTGACACTTGCCTTTGTTTCCACTCCTGATAAGGAGTCATACCAAGCAGGCTTATATCGTTCACTGAAAAAGCTTGTCTACTTGATTTATGATTTAGAGGCGTCTGGTCAGAGCATTGGGTTTACATATGCGCCGCGTAAGAATGAAGAAGACATCTGCAAGGTGCTTTTTGACTACTTTGATATTAAGAAGCATAATGGTGCTTACACACAGGCAAACTTGGAAAATTCGTTAGGTAAACGCGAATGGATAAAATGGTAATAATAATAGCGGGTTGCTGTGTCCTGTATGTAGTGTACCTGCTGTATAGCTTATACAGGCATAAGAAGAAGTATGAAGCCTATCTTCTTAACTTAAATGCCATGAAAGAAATACGTGATAGGCTTTATCACGTTACGAATAAGGAGAGCAAAGATGAACGCAAGTGACTTTATGCGTAAGACGGACGCAGAAAAGGAATATGGATACGAAAAGGTGTCTGTATTAGTTAAAAACATAGCCGCCAAGTTGTGGGATAAAAAGGGGTTTGTTATTCAGACTGATTATGAAAAAAGTCTAATGAATGGTAAGCTATTTGGCACCCGTTTTGCAGTTGACATCTCTGGGGTTGAAGCAGAAGAGGTTTATGACCTTATGAATGATAACCTGCTTTCTCGCGATACTATGTCTGAAAACTTTCAGAAGGATTTGGAAGCCGGAAAGGTGTTTGACCTTGGTGACGCTGTTGTCGTTCCACACGGCGCAATTGTTAATCCCTCAAAGACGGACTTCAAGTTTGAAACAAAGCCGGTATTAGGTATCACTTTTAATCTTGTGTTGCCGGAGGATATTCCAGATGATTATGATTTAAAAGAGGAAGACGAGGAAACAGAAGATGAAAGTTAATTACAATTCAGAAGAATGGAAGTCATTAGACTATAAGGGTAAGCTAAAGCAATGGTTGCAATCGTGTGATGGTAAGCTACCTACCTATGACTCCCTTATTGATAACCTGATTGTGGGCATTAAGAACAGTGGTAAACGCATTGACGGTGGGGAACACACTATTGAGTTCCCAGTGCCAGCAGTGTTTTATGACCACGAGTTGCCTTCTTATCGGCCAGACTACGAGTATGAGACATTTATGTTTAACCGTCTTCTTGGAGAATTAGACAATGACGGTCTACTAAATATTAGTACGGATACTCAAATTCTTGGTACAGGTGAAGCTACTGATGATTGGAGACCCTATATTGTAACCAAAGTTGAGTTCTCTATTGTCGATGGTAATGAACTTCTTGAAGCGATTGATAGCTACAAAGAAGATATTTCTTCTTCAATTATTGCAAATCTAGCAAAAAAAGTGCTGTAATGTTACGCTAGTATTACATTGTTACATAATTAGCAACAATAGTAAGGTTACTGTTGCTGTCCTGTAATTCCCAAGAGCTATACTCTTCTATATTAAATTGAGTAAAGCAAAGGGGAGTTATATGAGAAAGACAGTTTTAATTGTCGCTGTTCTCGCAGGTATTGTTTGTTCACCCAAGCCATACTTAACAAATGCGGACGGCCAAACAAGTTCTTCAAGTGAAGAACCGGTTGACGTTACATCTGCTCACAATCAAAAAGACTACCATGTATATGATATTGAATTTAAAGCAGAACGAGTACATAAACAGGTAGTTGTTGGCAAGCAAGTAGTTGCCCAACAACAAGCAGAGGCAAAGGCACAAGCAGAGCGTGCCGCCGCTGTCAAAGCACAGCAAGAAGCAACGGCCAAAGCAAATGCGCAGGCAAAATCACAAGTAGCCACTAATACTATTAAGCAAGTTACTCAAAATACCGCGCAAACAGCACAGCCACAACAGCAACAGCAAACAAGTGGTACTTCATATGGTACATTTAGAATTACATTCTATGACCCAGTTGCATTGGGCGCAAGCTCAATGCCCGGTGGTATGTACTCAGGGGTAGCCGCCGCATTGTCTGTGTTCCCAAAGGGTACACGTTTAAAGATTGAAATGAGCAACGGCGTTACTCTATATCGGACAGTAAATGATACTGGTGGTTTTGCTTATAGCAACTCACGTCAATTAGACGTAGCTTATCCAACCAGTCAAATTCCTTCTGCTGGTGTTTTATCAGCAAAGGTTACTAAGCTTAACTAAATAATACATGCGAGGTCAGACATTATTGTCTGGCCTTTTCTGCTATATTATGGAATGATTAAATTAGAGCCACTTTGTGTTATAATAGGTTTATAAGGTGGTGGAAACAATAACATATCAGGATGATAAAACTTGGGTGGCCGCTAAGCAACTAGCCAAGTTGTCAGGGTATAAGAACGATTGGATTGTCACAATAACCTATTATAACCTAGCAAAAGGCACACACGTTAGAATGTTTGTCCTTGACAAAGAGGGCAATTACTCGCGTGTAATAACAGCTACTGACAACGGCAATGTTGTATTGATGAAAGATGGTATCCTTACCATTGAAAACAAAGAAGACGTAACGGGCTACCGCAAGTTTTTCGAGTATGTTAAGGGTGGGGCACCACTTGATAAGCTGTCAATACCAGAGCCAATTAAGGGTGATAATTATATTTACTATAATAACTAGAAGGGAGGGCAACCTGAATAATGGCAATTTCTGATTGGTTTGACAGATTTCGGGGTGCCAACTCAGCCCCTACTACCCAGAATACAAATGCTTACTTTGACGCTATCAATGAGATGCAGAATAAAGCGTTTGCAGAAAAGGGTTTGAACAGCCAAGACCTAGCCTACATAGACCCCCCGGATAATGACTTTTCATTTTCATACGTAACTGGTAATGGTTATGTATCCAGACCAATGCTAACAAGCACTGGTGATATTACAACGGTATTATAGAAATTCGGTAGCAACGCAATTTTAAATGCTATCATTAATACCCGTGCTAACCAAGTAACCGCTTTTGCTCACCGCTCCCAGCTTGACGACTCCGGTGTTGGTTACCGGGTACGTTTACGTTCTAATGAAAAGCCAACCAATGCCCAGCAAAAGATGATTTTACGTGTTGAGAGCTACTTGGAAAACATGGGTGTTGATTACAACCCACAGCGTGATAACTTTCAAAACTTCTTACGTAAGCTGGTTCGTGATACATACACGTATGACCAAGTGAACTACGAAAATACCTATGATAAGAATGGGCGCTTATCACACACGCGTATTATTGACCCAACAACAATCTTTTTTGCCAAGGACAAGAATGGTAACCGTAAAACCACTGGTAAGATTTACGTTCAGGTAATTGATAACAAGATTGTTCGCTCTTTCACAACTGATGAATTAGCTATGTTTATACGTAACCCACGGACAGATATTTACTCAATGGGTTACGGTCTTTCAGAGCTTGAAGTTGGTATGCGTGAGTTTATGGCGCATGACTCAACAGAGGTCTTTAACGACCGCTTCTTCTCGCATGGTGGTACTACTCGTGGGGTTTTTGTAATTAATCCCGGTAAGAACCAGAGCAATACGTCACGGCGCGCACTAGACGACTTCAAGCGTGCTTGGACTGCTTCTTCAAGTGGTTTGAATGGTTCTTGGCGCATTCCTGTTATGACAGTAGAAGACGCCAAGTTTGTCAACATGACACCTCAAGCACAGGACATGCAGTTTGAAAAGTGGTTAAATTACTTAATCAATATCATCTCTGCCCTATATGCCATTGACCCAGCTGAAATTGGATTTACCAACAGAGGCGGGGCTACCGGTTCTAAGTCCAATTCTCTTAATGAGGGTAATTCCCAGACTAAGGTTGATGAGTCTAAGTCAAAGGGTCTAGCTCCGTTGCTTGACTTGATTGCCCGTTCGATTACAGATAATATTGTTCGCCGCATTGCCGGTGAAAACTATATCTTTGAGTTTACTGGTGGTGACCTCAACTCCAAGAAGGCTAAGCTTGCTGTTCTTGAAGACGAGTTAAAGACCATTAAGACAATCAATGACGCCCGGGAAGAAGTTGGTCTTAAAGCAATTCCCGGTGGTGATATTATTCTCAACGCTGTATTTGTTCAACGGCTTGGACAGATTGAACAAATTAAGCAGAATGATAACACTACTAAGACGGCACGTGTACAGCAACTTGAAACAGACCTTCAAGCGGCACCGTCACCTACACAGGTTCCAGATGGGGTTTCTTTCCAAGACGCCCAAGCGGGTTTTAATGGTAAGCCTTCTGCTGTTAATAAGCAGGATAAGTCCGGTACAGGCAAGGACGGTCAAGCAAGAGACAAGGCTAATACAAACAGTTTCAAGCAAGGTGGCAAAAAGTAGCCTAGCAAGTCTGCTATATTAGCTTGTGACATAGATTGGAGCTGTTTACGTGGCAAAAAGTATTGAGATGATGTCCGCGTTCGTTCCTCTTTACGCTGAGAAATCGGATAAAGGAGACAACGGCGACTGGTACATCGAGGGCTTAGCCTCAACCCCAGATATGGATTACCAAGGCGATATTATCAAGCCTGACGCAATTGATTACAAAACGGTGTTTGAAGACCACGGTTGGATTACATATGAACATGGTAAGGACGTTTCTGACATTATTGGGGAACCAATAGACGCATTTACTGACGAAGACGGCTTTCACATTAAGGGTAAGCTTTATAAGGAAAGTAAGCGTGCACAGGAAGTCTGGAAGTTCCAGAACATGGTGTCAAAGGAAAGTTCTAAGGGTAGAACGCTTGGGTTTTCCATTGAGGGGCCTATCATTGCAAGAGACCCGGTTGACCCACGTATCATAACCAAGGTTCAAATCAAGAACGTCACAGTGACATATCACCCCGCTAACCCATATGCAAAAATGGAAGTTGCTACAAAGTCAATTCCTATTGATAACATTGCAGAAGACAAGGAAGATTCATTTGGTACAAGTGAACTAACCAAGCCTAATATGAGCGTTTCAGACGCAATGGTATTGTTAAGCTATGTGCTTAATAAGGAAGACCGGGACGAAGTGATTAATAAGTCACTTCAAGAGATAGACCAAGCTGGAATGAATAGCGTTGGCATTGAAGCTATCGCTTTACAACTTGCTCGGGGTATCACTCGTGATGACGCTATTGAGTTTTTAACAAATAAACAGGAGGGAAATCCCGTTGCCAGAAAAGAATAAGACAGCGCTTGAAGACTTTGATGCAAAGCAAGAAGTTGAAAAGTCTGAAAGTGAAGAAGTAGTTGCAAAGGAAGAGGCTGTTGTTGAACCAGTGGCTGAACCAGAAGTAGCTGTTAAAGATGACGACTCAAAGGACGAAGCATCTAAGCCTGAAAAAGAGGACGAAAAGAAGTCCCCTGAAAAAGACGAAGATTGCGATGACGCTGAAAAGTCTGATGAACCAGAAGAGAAAGAAGCACCAGAAGAAGCAAAGAAAGACGCTGATGATAGTGCTGATGCAGAAGTAAGTCCAAAGCCGTTTGAAAAAGTCGGTAAGGTTCAAGATGACGAGGACCATGCGAATGGTGAAAACCCAGACATTTTGACCAAGCTTACAGACGTGTTCACTGGTCAGATTGGAAGTGTTGAAAAAGCACTTGGCGAAAACAGTGAGTCCGTTGCTCAACTGCGTGAAACTGTTACTGGTGTAACAAAGCAACTTGCAGAAATCCGTCAACTGATTACTGATGGTTTTGCTACTAAGTCCGCGGCTGTTGAAGAAGAAGCAAAGGCTGAACCAGAAGACGTTAAGGAAGAACCAGCAAAGGAACCCGAAAAGGAACCCAAAAATGAACTAGAAAAGGTTGAGGAACCTGTTGAAGAAAAGCAGGACGAACCAGTTGCTGAAAAGAGTCTTGAAGAAGAAGCTCCTGTTGCAGAACCGGTTCCAGACGAACCTCTGTATGTAGCTGAAAAGTATGCCGCTGTGAGTGAACCAGCAGTTAGTGAAGAAGCTCCGGAAAATGCTGAAAAGTCAATTCCGGAACAGTATTCCGCGGTTGTTGACCAGCTTGGTGAGTTTAATGACAAGTTACTTTCTGATGCACAGAACGGTGCAATTACTCGTGCACAGTATGCTGAAAAGTCAATGCTTGCTAGTGACATTGCCTACGGGCGTGACATTACTCAAGAAAAACTTGACGAATTTGTTGGCTATATTAACAAGTAGAAAACCATTGCTATATTAGAAGACAGACATGGTTGATTACCATTAAAGAATGGAGAAATAAATTAATGGCTAAAATGATTACACAGACCCAACTGGACGCGATTAACAAGTTTAATCAATCCCAGTATAAAATGGAAGACCTGACCGCTAGTGAAAACGCCTCCAAGGCATTGTCACCAGATGCCGGTGCAGGTGCCATTGGTTACAACGTTGACCCTAACAGTATGAACGGTTTCACCACCCCACTGCGTGTTGAGTCACTGGACGACCAAGTTAAGACTTTGACCTTTGGTCCTGAACAGTTCGTTTTTTTCAACCAAATCTCAAAGCGCCCAGCACGTTCGTCCGTTGAACAATATGTAACGTATGACCGGCACGGTGAAATTGGGCACTCAATGGCTTCAACCGAAGGCTCAATTTCCAAGATTACTGCTCAGAACTTTGGCCGTCACACGGTTAATATGAAGTACCTGACGACTGCTCGTCAAGTAACCGTTCAAGCAGGTATGGCAAACTCAATTGCTGACCCGTTGCAAGCGGCTACCCAAGATGCTATCGTATCACTTGCTTCTGAAATCGAATGGATGTCCTTCTATGGTGACAAAGATTTGCACACTGCAAATGACACTGAAGGCCTTGAATTTGACGGTTTGAACAAGCTGATTGATGACGCTAACGTTATTGACCTGCATGGTAAGGTTCTTGCCGAAGCAGACCTGAATGACGCGGCTATCATGATTTCTAAGGCTTATGGTTACCCAACTGATGCCTTCCTGCCAATGGGTGCAAAGTCTCGCTTGATTAGTTCCCTGCTTGCCCGCCAGCGTGTGTTCCAGAGTGCAGGTGCTCAAAACCTTACCCTTGGCTTCAACGCTCCTCAGTTCCAGTCCGTTGCTGGTATGATTAACCTGAATGGTTCAAACCTGATGGAAAACTATAACATCTTGGACGAAAACGACCCATTCGCCGCTGGCTTGAAACCAGCAGTTACTGCGGAAGTTGAAAGTGAATCCAAGGCTGGTAAGTTTGCTGACGAAGACGTTAAGGCTCAAGAATATCGCGTTGTTGCAGTTTCACAAGACTCCCACTCAGAAGCTGTTGCTACTGACCCGGTTGTTCTTACTGCAAAGACCGATACTGTTAAATTGAGTGTTACCATTCCAACTAACTACGAGTCACCAATCGAATTTATCCGGGTATTCCGGAAGTCCGAAGCGGGCTTGTTCTACGAAATCGGTAAGGTTTCTGCTCATGAAGCTAAGAGCGGCGTTGTATCATTCATTGATGACAACTCTGTAATTCCGGGCACGGTTGACGCATATGTTGGCCAGATGACCCCAGACGTTATCGCTCTGTACGAATGGCTTCCAATTACTCGCTTTGCTCTTGCTACGCTGACTGCGGCGTACACATGGAGCTTCCTGTGGTTCGGTGCTCTTGCACTATTTGCACCACGGAAGTGGGTTCACATCAAGAACATTGCTACCGTTGAAGTTGCACCTCAACGCTAATCAATTCTTCACTGAATAGGGCGAAAGCCCTATTTTTTGTGCAATGAATTGGTTATTATTGTGATATAATTAAAGTAGAGCGTTGACTATATTAAAAAGGAGCAGTAGTATGCTTAAACATGAGTATTTGAGAAACACAACAGTAACAACAAAGTTTGGTACTGTTAAGATTGATAATAACGGTGTATTTTTAGGGCTTAATGAAGGACAAGAGAAAGAGCTTTCTCAATCCCGTGATACTAAGTTTGTTGTTAAGGAAAAGAAAGAGGTTAATGTAGAAACTACTACAACGACTTCAACGACTTCAACGACCTCAACAACAAAAAAGCCACGTAAGCCCCGCACACCAAGAAAGACTACAACGAAAGAATAAGGTGACATAATGGGCAGTCCATATGGAGAAAACAATCCAAGACGTGTAGAGTTAAACCGGGTAGAGGGCTATACTCTTGCGGACTTTGGGCTTACACCAAAAGCAGTTAAGGCTTACATGTATGGGGTTACCGTTCAAGACCCGGAAACGGGTAAAGAAATGGGTGATGAGTTTTTCAACCATATTCTTGAAACCAAGGTTGCGTATGCAGAAGACAAGCTTGATATTGCTATCCTACCAAGAGTTATCGGTAGAGAGCACCATGATTACTATGACAACGAGTATAACTCATATGCCTATGTATCCCTGTACAAGAAACCAGTATTGCAGGTTGAGAGCTTTAAGCTTGTTATGAACAACTTCAAGGTACTTGACTACCCCTCTGAATGGTGGAAGATTTATCCAACAGCTGGGCAAATTCAGATATTCCCCAGCCCTTTGCTTCAAGCCACAGGTATTATGCCAAACAACCAGCCTATTGGGGTACTAGGTATGCCTGTTATGTGGGCGGCTACAAGTAATCTTGTGCAAAGTAACTATGCCCCACAGACGTTTGACGTTGACTACGTAGCAGGTTTCCTACCTCCTTCAAGAGCAGGTGTAACCCGAGATTTTGAATTTCCAATGGAGTTACAGCAGTTAATCATTAAGTACACCTTAAAGGAAATCTTCCAAGTTTGGGGACGCTTGCTTATTGGTGCTGGTATCGCCAGTTATGGGCGTAGTATTGACGGACTTTCCGAAAACGTTGTTACTACACAGTCCGCTATGTACACGGGGTCTCGTGCTGATATTGATATTATTGATACCGACATTGAAAACCTAGAAGGGGCTTTGATGCAGAAATTCCAGCCAGCGTTTACAACTGTATAAGGGGGCATTTAAATGAAACCAACGCTACTAAATACAGATAACATTGGTGAGGATACGGTTACTCGTAGTGACAAACCAGTAACAAGCAACGAACTAGCGAATGCACAACCACGTAAGACAACCATGAAGGATACCGTGGAGTTTGGTGTTAAGAACTTCTATGCTATGATTGAAAAGAATGGTCTGCTAACTAATTGGGAGCAGTCCTTCATGTGTCCTTGCGTTAATCCTCTAACGACTGCACCAGACCCTAATTGTCCTATTTGCCATGGTACAGGTAGAGGTTACTTGCCCGCCACAAAGGGTGTGCAAATTGTTATTCAGGAAAATGGCAAAGGTAAACGTGTAAACCAATATGGTCAGTATGATACAGGCACTGCACAAGGTTCCGTGCAGATTGGATACCGAGTAAGTGCTTGGGATAGAATTACAGTTCCTGATTTTGTTGTTAGACAGCAATACCTTTTCAATGTTACGGACGACCGTGCTAAAGACGGGCACTTCATTCCATATGATGTGAAAGAGATTATTTACATAGCAAGTATGGACAAGGAAGGTCATATGCAACAGCTCACAGAAGGTGTTGACTACAAATTTGACCGTGAGCATGATAAGATACACCCAACGGTAAATTTAATTGGGCAAAACATTACCATGATTTTGAATGTTACTATGCGATATATCGTGACAGACGTTGATAAGGAGTTGCGTTACCAGTATACAGAACGTAACTTGTCGGAGCGTAAATTTGACGAATTGCCACGTCACATTATCCTTAAACGTGAAGAGGCATTTGTTAATAACATTCCGCTTGTTAATCCGACAAATTCTGAATTAACGACTAAAGCTAGTCAATCACAGATTAATGAAATATCTGCTGGTGATACGGATAGCGGGTTTGCTCTATGAGTAGAGAAACGGACGACATATTTGAAACCATAATGGGCGAGGTACGCCGCTCTGCAAAGATTAGTACCGGCTCTGTTCTTGCGGCCATTCTGAATTATGCTAATAGTAATGGCATGATAGCAACTCAACGTGGGGACGAAGTAGACGTTGATGCCAGTTCCGATAGTGGCTCAAATACTAGAATGGGTTTCTACGACCTCAAACCTGCTTTTGCTAGTAGCACGCGTGTACAACATACCAAAGCGGGTGCATGGTATATGCGAGTTCCTATCAGACGTAAGGTTAAGTCTATGAGTAGTAGCCTTTATAAACAGGCTCGCCAGATTGAAATGGGAACTACCGAAAAGTTGGAAAACCTGCTTGGCGAACGTGAAGAACTTATGTCACCATTTGGGCAGTTGCCTTCAAACTTGAATACTCTAACGGGCGAGCAAAACCGTTGGGGAAACTTAACCCGTATTAAGGGTCCTCACAAGAATGGTAGCACTTACATAGCATTCAGAACGGTTAGTGCCAAGAGTCCTGCTAATTCGTGGATTTTGAAATACAATATGGACACAGAAGAGTTGGACGATACCGAAAAGAACTTCGATAAGATTATAAACGAGGCAGACTAAATGATACCAAAAGTTGATACCTATTTTAGCGATGCTTTGAGTAAGTATGTTGATGTTGTAACTAGTAGCATAGGCACCCAAAACGAACGCTATATTATAGACGAAGCATTAGGTAATATGGAACCTAATACCCTTGATAAGTTCAAAAAGGCTTTTGGACAGTCAAAGAAAAAGATTGATATTACTTATGCCTTCCCTAAGCAAAAAGAGCAGGTTGACGCCCGCTTTGTTATTTATAGAGGCAAGCTAAAAGAAGACCAAGGTTCTATTGGTAGCATTGAAGGCATTGGTGCCGAGGCTCGTCCCGCTAATGGCGAGAACATTGCCACTGAATACTTGCCAGTGAAAAAAGACGATAGTGGTTATTTTATAGAGTTGTCAAATCCAATCTATGACCTAATTGACATAGACGAGATTGCAAGCCTAGACGGCTATGTTGACTATGAGACAGACGACCCAGACCCCAAGCGGATAAACCTGCTAGATAGCATTGGTATTATGCTTGGCAAGCACCTCACTGTTCACTACAATATCCAAGACACGGGAGACCGCAAGGATTATGGTGGTACAGCACTTGGGTTTACTGCAAAGGACTCCATTGTTGTTCAAGCTGTATCAAACAACGAAGATACCGTTAGGTGCCTTGACTCTATTTTAAAATATGTATTAGTTATTATGCGTAGCTCAGGACGTGAAAGTAAGTATTATCAGATTGCGCACATTGAGTCTGACGGCTTACAGTTTGCAGATAATATGGATATTGATAACCCGGTATTCGTCATTCCAACGGTTGTCACTTATACCGTATCGTATGCAGTACGAAATGACAGCAGAGCAGTGTTTGAACGCATATTAGTTAATGGGAAGGATAAGTAATGCCAACAAGACAGAAGAAAGAACCAGTTGAGTTTGTCACAGTAGACGCATTTTTGAAGTCTGCTGAGCTCGTGTACCCGATTAATAAGCTTCAAAAAGCGGGTTTCAAAGCAATTATGAAGAAAAAGGGTATGGAAGTTGCTCAGGGGCTGGATACCTATGTTCCTTACCTTAAAGATTATTTGAATATTAGATAGAGAGGTTAATTAAATGGCAATTACACGTTTTCCGGTCAACGCTAAACAGCGCCCGTCAACGACCATTGAAGTAAATACCGATGCTCTAAGAGGTTCTTCAAGCGATAGCGACAAGTCTCTTATGCTTGTTGGTCAGGCCAATGGTGGCCAACCGGGCGTAGTCTATGAAATTAAAAACTATGCCATTGCAAAACAAGTATTTCGTTCTGGCGATTTGCTTGACGCGATTGAACTTGCTTTCAACCCTTCCGACTCCGCTTACTCTGCTGGCACTATTTTGGCAGAACGGGTTGGCTCGGCTAAGCAAGCTAGTGCAACCAACAAAGGTTTGAGCATTTCATCACAGCAATATGCCGCTGATACAAACCAAATTCAGGTTGGGTTGCGTAAGAACACTTTGACTAACGCGTATGACCTGCAAGTTGTTTCCCAGCTTGACAAGTATAACTTCACCTATGCAAGTCTTGGCAATTTGTTTACGGTTGCTTATAGTGGTGACGCTCCTTATGCAAGCATTGAAGTTAAGACGGACGAAAAAGCTTCTGCGCCTGCAAGCACAGCTTCTACCCCAGCCGCTTCTGGTGATGAAACCACAACCACCACAACTTCAACCACGACAACTACCGCGGCTGATACCAGCGCGCATCAGGCAACCTTCCTTATTCTTAAAGCAGGTGCCGACAAGGATAGTGCAACGGTTGCCGGTCAGTTCCAGTTTGGGCTTGGCGCGTATACGTATGTTGGTGCATTGGTAAGTGACATTAACAAGATTGACGGCTTCTCCGCCGCTTACTTTGCTGGTACAAACAAGACCAAGGTTGATACGAAGTATATTGACGCCTTGGCTGAAACCCAGCTCGATGCAGACGGTGTTCCAGTAACTTCACTTGGTGGCGATATTGTCAATGCAATTCAGTATGACTCAGTTGTTTCTGCTACTTATGACCCCGCTAAAGGTGAACCAGAAGTTCAGGCACTGACCACTCTAGCTGGTGGTTCGGATGGTGAAATCCCTACGACATGGGCTACTGAAATTTCAAACTTCCGTGACGAAGCTGGTTACTATCTGGTTCCGCTTACAGCTGATGAAGCAATTCACGCCGAAGCTGTTGCCTTTGCAGACGACCGCTCTAACAACGGTAACCCAACACGTGTTATCCTTGGTGGTGGCACGAACGAAAGCTTGAAGCAGTCCACAGTACGTGCTTCACAACTGCGTGACAAGCGGACGGTATTGGTTGCAAACTCAGGTACTCGTTTGATGAATAACGGTACCACAAAAGCCCTTCCGGGTTACGAGATTGCGGCTATGCTTGGTGGTTTGGCAAGTGGTGTTCCGATTGGTGACTCTATCATGAACAAGGGGCTTGACCTTTTGAACATTGACCAGAAGTTCACCTCAGACGAACTTGACTTGTTGGATATTCAGGGTGTTGTTGCTCTTGAATATGTACGTAACCGTTCAAGCCTTATCTTCCGGGTAACGGACGATATTACCACTTACGCTGACACGGAAGACCCTATTGCGGGTATCCAAAGTGCTGGTGAAGCTTCTGACTTCTTTGTTGTTGACCTACGTGAAATGCTTGACTCAACATTCTTGGGACAACGCATTACCGTTGGTGCCGCAAAGGAAATCAAGACCGCTATCATTTCGTTCTTGACATCAGAAGCGTCTGTTGGTACTATCATGGACTTTGACGAGTCTCAAATCTCCGTTGTCATCAATGGTAATGAAGCAAACATTAGTTTGGTTATTGTTCCTGCTCTTGTTCTCCGCAAGATTAAGGTCAACGTAATCTACACTAACGAGACTATCGAAGCTTAATAGGAGGGCAATATGGCTTACTTAGGTACAAAATCGCGGTGGGGCGGTGCCGCACAGCAAACAATTTCCGCCAACATGATTGAAATTACCTATGACGGTAAGAAGCTTGGCCGTGCACAAAACGCCTCCTCTGAAATTCAGTATGGTACACAGGGTGTTTACGAAATCGGTGACATCTTCCCGCAAGAACACGTTTACCTGCGTTATGAAGGTACACTAACTCTTGAACGGGCTATGCTGAGCAAGAACTCATTAGCTGACATGGGTCTTGCTGGGCTGGGTGCAGACATTCTTTCAACTGGTACGGTTAATATCGTTATCAAGGACAAGATTAATGGTGGGCGCATTATTGCCGCTTACCTTGGCTGTACTGGTCAGAATTACAGCTTGCGTGTCGAAGCGAATAACATTGTTTCTGAAACATTGAACATGGTATTCTTGAAAGCAAGCACAGTTGAGTCGTAAGATATAAGATAAAAAGTGGGGCGTAAGCCCTATTTTTTATGCCATAATTTGAATAGTATGTGTTATAATTATTACATGGAGGTGTATATGCTGAAACGATTAAAGCTTAGTTTTGTCCAAGCGGTTCAGGTTCGTAGAGACAGAATTAGCCATACAAGAGGTTATATTGCGAATAAATATAACATAAGCAGAGCACTTGTTACTAAAACCTGCAAGTACACGGACACTGAGCTGTTGCAGATGTACAGTGACTACTCTAACAAGGCTTTCGACTATATAAAGATTGGTAACATAGACGAGTGGGACGATTTGTCTGCCGGACGTATCATAATTGAGTATACTGCTGGCGCATTATGTGGTGGCAGAGCAGAGGTATCAACCTACTACCTGCTTCATACTCACTTTGTCCCGTCATTTTCCACGCTAACAAAAGATAGCAAAGAAGCGCTTATATCCCGCGCACTTTTAGAAACAGGACACAAAGAAGTAACAGTTGCCCTTGTTGGTGATGATGGATGGCTTGACAACAAGTTTATGGCTGTTGCAGACGGAGTAAGGTACTCATGGCGGGAACTATCGGACATTCCAGAAATTAGAACTATATTAGAAGCATAAAGGGAGATTACTAATGGCTAAGCCAACATATGCAGAAGTGCTAAAAAAGGTTACTGAATTGGGTGTTGACGCCCTAGAACCAGAAGAAAAAGTTATACTAAAGTATGGCGGTCCAGAAGAAAACAAAATGGTTAATACGGATAACTACTCTGAAAATGATATGGAGAATATCCGTACTAAACAGCAGTACAAGGTTCCACTTGATGCTACTGAAAAGACTGTTCTTGCTGGTAAAGATATTGACGAAAAGAACAAGCTAACAGACGTTATCATTGGTGGCCAAAATGATATTTGGGAAAAGACCTATGATTACACAGATGACGGCGGGCTTAAATTTACTATTGCTATCAAGGCACCAAACATTGTCGAAGAGGGCATGATTGCAAGTAAGGTTCAACGCTATCTAGGGGGCACTGCTGTTTATTGGGACGACTACACAAATGGGGTTTACCGGGCGCTTTCATTAATCCGAGTGTGTGGTAAGAAAGTCCCAGACGTATTTAAAGATGACGAAAGAATTTATGCCGTTACAGCAAACTGGCTGTATCAGATTGGAGTAGACTTTGCCGAGTGGCAGTCTTCCTTTCGATACTAGAATTAAACGGGCAGGTGGCATTAAGATTATTGCCAGAATGCCTTATGCAAGAAACCAGTGGGCAATTATGCGGGAGTTCAACGCATTACCCAGTGAAGACGGTACCTATCGTACATTGAATAGGTACCAACAGTTGTTTCTACTAGAGGAGAAGAAGTTGGATATTGAAGAATTAAAGCGGGCTGAAAAGGGCATTGATGATGATGATGCTAAGCAGTTCTACGATAATGAAACCTCTTGGTGGGACGACCCAGAGCATAATGGTCTGTTTGATGATGACCCTCAAACGGACGAAGAGCTCGCTGACGCCTTAGATAAGTTCATTGATGATGACACCCGGGCAAAGCTTGACGCTAAGATGCAAGCTATGCAGGATAATGAAACAACTCCTGATGCAGATATTCAAGAAGAAATCAAACGCCGCAAAGACATGGTTAGCCAGTTAGTTAATAGCCCTGAAAAACTCACGAAGTACCGCAAAGCGCTTCGTGAAAAAGAACAATATACGCCAGAAGATGACGAAGCACCTGCTCAAAGTGACGAACAGAGCAGACTTGCTAAATTAGCATTAGAGAACACAATGAAAGCTATCAATGGTGGAAAGATTTAGGTGAACTGGTTTGGCTGATAAACGAATAAACTTCAAATTAAACTTGCGGGACGAAGCCGCTAGACAGTCCATAGATGGTCTATCCAAGTATATGGAAGATACGCTTGAAAAGGCGGCAACAAGAGCAATACAGTCTGCATTTTCAAAAACGTCTTTTACTTTTTCCGGGGGAGTGACTGGTTACAGCCCTTCTGGTAATGGTGGCGGCAGTGGCGTTTTTGCTAATGGCCGCGGCGGTGGTGTAGGTACCGGAGGTATTGGCACGTACCGAGAACGCCAAAGCTCAATGGGTGCTGGTGACTTTACTCACAGCACCTTCTTTGGCAACAACTCATTTAACACTGAAATGCGCAACGTTACCCGTGTTATGAGTTCTCTTAATTCCGCTATGCGGCAACGTCAAAGCATCATTGATAAAGGCTCCCGCACTGGGCATATGTCCTATAATGACAGCATTCGTATTGATAATACTAGTGATAGTATTAATAAGCAAAACGGGGGATTTGCCTCTGCTAAAAGAGATTATAGTGGCCGTCTCGGCGAAATTCGTAACAACAACTTAAACCTTGAAAACAGGATTTCCTCCGCAAACGCTATGGGAGAAAACACCCAGCAGTTACGTCTGGAATTGAAGCAAGGCCGCGAACTTGCCAACGCATACCAAAAGTACATTGAAGCAATTAATCAAGCCACTGACGCGATTAAGACACAGGACGTTGCGGTTAATGGCACTGGCGAGACAAGCAAGGGTTGATTTGGCCTTACCAAGACTGAGACTGGTATCAGTGTTGACCCAGAACGTGGCACACTTGCTTAC